CTAGTTTCTTTATGTATTCATCTTTCAGTTTACTCGCGCGTTCTTCATTTTTTTTATTTTTTTCTATTTGCAAGTTTAATTTTCGCAGATCACTTGACCTTGGGATTGTTTTACGTGAAGTATCCATATATGAATGAGGTGTACTGTTATTATATAATAGACATCATTCTACTGTTTTATGACTTCAATTATTTTTATATTGACAGTAGCGTAAAAATAATTGAAGTTTTTAAATACATAATATGGTCTCTATACACATTAAATCACTTAGTAAAATGAAGTTTCTTGTATTTGACACAGAAACTACTGGACTACCCAGTGAAAAAAATCCGAGTATTTACGATCCTAGTAAATGGCCACATATTATTCAATTGTCGTATATTGTATATGATTCTGATAAGAATGATATTGTGACTTTGGAAGATGACTATATTGATATTCCAGTGAGTGTCAATATAGATCCAGAAAGTGAGAAAATTCACGGAATTACGCGCGAAAAATTAACGAACAAAGGAATTTCGATTGTAGACGCATTACATAAGTTTAATCATTTCGCAGACAATTGCGATTTGTTAATTGGACATAATGTATCATTCGACAAGCGAATGGTAATTGTTGAGGGAGTTAGAAATAAAATTAAAATGACACACAATGATACTTATTGCACTATGAAGAATAGTATCAAGTTGTGCAATATTGAAAAAACTTGGGCAAATGGAGATAAATATTTAAAATACCCAAAATTATCGGAACTGCATTATAAATTATTTCAACTTGAACCTAAAAACACACATAATGCCATCAATGATGTATTGATATGCTTGCGGTGCTTCTGTAAGATGGAGTTGAAAAAAGATATTTCTAGAATAAATAGGCTACTCCGATTAATGTTGCGAGAAGTATACTAGCGTGCAAGTATCAGTTATTTACACATATACACATTCATATTCATATTCATATTCATATTCATATTCATATTCATATTCATATTCATATTCATATGATTTGTTATTTATGCCGAACACATTTCACATATTTCGTCTTCATCCGCGTGATTTGTTTTTTTATCGGGCTCAATCGTAAATTGTTGGGCTTGATGTTTTGCTTTTCTTCTTAGATAATAAATGCCCGTCTTTAATCCAGCTTCCCAAGAGTAGAAATGCATCGAAGTAAGGGTTTTGTAGTTTGGATCCTCTACCCACAAATTCATACTTTGACTTTGACAAATAAACGCTCCGCGATCTTTTGCCATGTCAATAAGATGTTTCATTGGAATTTCCCATACGATTTTGTATTTATTTTTAATGTGTTGTGGCAGTCCTTCTATTTGCTGAATGCTTCCATTATTTGCAATAATATTATTTTTGATTTGCTCATTCCACATATTAATATCAATTAGTTCGCGCATCAAGTATTTGTTTACCATAATAAATTCTCCGGCAATTGTTCTACGTGTGTAAATATTACTTGTAAATGGCTCAAAACATTCATTGTTTCCTAGAATTTGTGCAGTGCTAGCAGTAGGCATAGGAGCAACGAGAAGAGAGTTTCTAACACCATATGCCATAACATCGTTTTTAAGACTAGACCAATCATATCGTGATGATGGTGTTACATTCCACATATCAAATTGAAAGATTCCTTTCGATAGAGGAGAACCATCAAATGTACTATATGCACCACAATACTTTGTAGATGACACAGATGTTTCATATTCATTCAATAATGTCATTGCCTCATTTTCTTCGTATTTTCCATTAGTCTTGGAATCTTCTATTCTGTGATATCGGTCTCTAGAAATCTCCATAGACATTTCCATAGAAGCATGATAGATGGTTTCAAAAATACTCTTGTTTATTGCTTTGGCTTCGTCTGAATGGAACGCAATATCCATCAAAGCGAATACATCAGCTAATCCTTGCACACCTAATCCAATCGGCCTATGTTTCAGATTACTTCGTCTGGTTTTATCAGTAGGATAAAAATTAATATCGATTACTCTATTTAAATTATCAGTTGCTACTTTGGTGACTTCGTGTAATTTATCATAATCAAATGTTTTATCGTGTTTCACAAAATTAGACAGTCCAATACTTGCTAAGTTACATACAGCTGTTTCGTTTGAATTACTATATTCAATTATTTCAGTACACAAGTTTGATGATTTGATGGTACCTAAATTTTTTTGGTTTGATTTATTATTAGCAGCATCTTTATAAAGAATATATGGAGTACCCGTCTCCATCTGACTGTCCATTATTTTGAACCATAACTCTCTTGCATTGATAGTGTGTTTTCCTTTTCCCTGTAATTCATATGATTTATATAATTCAACAAACGCATCGCCATAACAATCGGATAGACCAGGGCATTGATCTGGACACATAAGTGTCCACTCACCGTTTGTTTTTACGCGCTCCATAAATAGATCTGGAATCCATAATGCATAGAACAAATCTCGTGCTTTCATTTCCTCATCGCCGTGATTCTTCCTCATTTCTAAAAAGTGCTCCACATCAGCGTGCCATGGTTCAATATAAATAGCAAAACTACCATTGCGCTTTCCCCCCTGATTTACATATCGCGCGGTCGCATTATAGACGCGCAACATTGGAACAAGGCCGTCTGTTTTTCCATTCGTACCTCTAATATGACTACCTGATGCTCGTATATTATGAATATGTAATCCAATTCCTCCAGAATATTTGGAAATTTGAGCACAATCAGACAATGTATTATAAATACCAGTGATACTATCGTCTTCGAGTGCTAATAAGTAACAAGAACTGAGTTGTGGTTTTGGAGTACCAGCATTAAATAATGTAGGTGTTGCATGTGTAAAATATTTCTGAGACATTAAATCATATGTTGTTTTCACTTTTTCAAGATTAGAACCATGAATCCCTATGGCAACTCGCATCCATAAAAATTGAGGACGCTCGATAATTTCATTCTTTATCTTCATAAGATATGCTCGTTCGAGTGTTTTAAATCCGAAATAATCAATCAGATAATCGCGCTCATGATCTATCATAGATTCAATGGCATCTTTATTTTCAACTACAATATCATATAGTTGTTTACTTATTAATGGGCTATGTTCTCCGTGAATATCTACGAACTTGTATAATTTATCAATCGCTGAAAAAAAGGAACTATCCGTGTTTCTGTGATGATTTGATACAATAATTCTACCAGCTAATGTGTTGTAATCGGGGTTCTGAATACTCAATGCTGCACATTGCTCTGCTGTAAGTTCATCAATCTTCGTTGTAGGAATTCCATCATAAATCTGGTCAATTACCTTCATTACAAAACTAGTATAATTAAGCTTAATCTTACATTCATTCCCTATACTTTTAACGCGTTTCAAAATCTTGTCAAATCCCACATTCTCATATTTACCATTTCGCTTTAAAACCCGCATTTCCTTTTCCGCTTCCATTTAATGGAACTTACACTTATAATTTTAAATAGTTACTCTATAGAATAAATAGTTACTCTATAGAATAAATAGTTACTCTATAGAATAAAATATATATTATTTATATAAATGATAAAATTTATGAAGACTAACAGAATAAAAGAAATTATATTTTTACTTTTAGCATTATTCATTACACATATAAGCTTTCCTTTTTTAAAAAATACATTTGAGGGATTTTCAGCAATGACGCCTGGAATGTACCCTATAAGTACCGATGTACCCTTGCTCTATGAAGAGTACCCTTTAAAAACACACCCAGGAGTCTCTGAAAATACATACCAGGACAACTATCCTGATTATCCCGTACTTGCTTCCTCATACGATCAACAGACTAATAATATCAGATATTGGAAGAATCCAAACAACGGTAAATGCTCTCCCGCGGATTTTTGCGGTGGCTTATACGAAAATAAAAATATAGAACCATCACAATCACCCGCTAGTATTCCATTTTCGTCACCTGATATAAGAGTAAATTATTATGGCTCACATAAGTTAGTTTGTCCCACCACTGACGTCTAATTCATATTTTGTATCAATGTAAATTATTTGATTTTTTAGATTATCTACATTTATTAAGCAAGAATTATCTGCATTAGAAGTTGTATCACATACCGAATTTGATCTAGATGATCTGTTTGTCTTTCTCGCAGCCCGATGCTCGACACCAGTTATTCTTTCTTTTTCAATGATATCCCATACATCTATTATTTTACCAATTGCATGTTTGAACCAGTATTTATTTCGTAATACTAATACACAACTATACTTCTCCAATTTCCAATATATGTTTTTAACCCATGTTAATTCACTATTTGCATCCATTTTATCCTCTATCCATGTATTGTATTGTTTTTCACTATTGTACAATGGCATATACTCATACATTGGTTTTCCGTTTTTCATGAAATAAGCAATGATTCCTTTCAATTCACCCTCTTCACTGTGTGTAAAGGTACCATCATTCATAAACATATCCTCGTCGTCATACTCTTTGAACAATGTTTCCAAGAAATCACACTCGTTTAAGTTGCACGTTTCCATTTGAAGTTGCATTTGTATCCAATAATCTTCTTTTGGAATTCCTGTTATTTCTCTCGTGGTTGGATTCTTAATTTCAACCATTCGTCCGTATCGATCTGACGACGGATCCACATTAATACCGTCTGGGGATGCTCCTAGACATTTATAAGTATCGTGTTGGATGCATCCATAATCTTTCACTTTCGTTTTATACATATATTCATAAAACATAATGGATACATCCTCGTATTTGTTGCCGTGATGCATAGGTGTGTTTGTATTCACGGCGTCATACTTGTTTACATCAATTGGTTTACATTTTTCAACAATTAATTGATTTACAGACGATTGTGATTTGAACACTTTCCATGCAGAACTAGCGGTAATGAGATTATGTCTAAATTCGTACCATTCACTGGTTCGTTGGTCTGGTTGGGGTTTTTTTTCTATATCTAGGATCTTTAATGTCATTTTATCCTTATTTGGGGTAGCTCTAATAAAGGATGTTGGATATGACCGAATCGGATAATATGTACTGAAATATTTTTTCCTCACCAATTGGTATATATTATCTATTTCATACTCGAGCGATTCTATATCATCGTATACCGGTATCAATGGCTGAATTGTATTTTTAATAATATATTCATCTAGTTCCTGGTGAAAATAAGGAGAGCTAAATGAAAGTGGTGTATTCATTATATAATTATCCAACAAATCTGCCATTGTCAACTCGATTTCTGTTTTTTCCGCATAAGAAATCACTCGATTTATATTGAATAACTCAATAATATTGCGCAATACAGGCAATTCACTAATTAACATTATATTTTATACTCTTAGAAAAGTATACAGTTACTTGTTTATATCAATTTTATCGGTACTCTTCACTTTTTTAGGCGCAAGAGATTTTAATGTAGATGGTCTTTTATCGCATCGTTTCAAGGTAAACCGTTTGGCGGTAGAATTATACAATAGTGCTGGGATTGATTCAATCATTCTAGTTTCTTTGTTGTATACTACGTCTTTGGCCTTTAACAGTTTTTTCCTGTCTAGATTTGTCGCCAAAAGTTTATATAATGCAAGTTTGTTCTCTTCGGCCTCGTCTTTATGAATCGTTTCTACGAATAGTTTAAACTTTTGTAATTTTGTAGTTTTGTCTAATTTAATCCATTGCTCATTTGAACAAGTCTGTTTTTCTCCTTCCAAGAACACGTCTAGATTTGATAAATTTTCAACAGTTTCTTTAACTTCTTCTTTATTCCCATTTAGCATCATAGATTTGTATTTAATGGATTTTAATTCAGTGCAATCATTTGTAGACATTCTTATTGTAATATATACAATAGAGTTTATGTTATTTTGAAATAATATAAATAAATAATTATAGTATTACATTTCAATGAAGTCGATTGACATTGTAGGTAAGCGCAACATAGATAAGATTCTGAACATAAAAGAACCGATTAGGAGGGACACAGTCAATTGGAAGCTAGACGATATTTATTATACACACCAAAAGCAAATTGAAATAGTAAATCAACTATATCTAGGTAACTCAATCGAATCTCATAAACTATCGAAGAGAGAAATCAACAAAAAAATATCTGGTTATAAAGCTCAAGATGTAAAAAAGGGTATATATGATGTAAATGACTTTATTTCTCTCGAAGATACCATTGAGCATCTTATGTTTAGTAAATTAAAATGCATGTATTGCAAAGAGCGATGTGAATTATTATATACGAGTGTTGCCGCGAAGAAACAATGGACCTTGGATCGCATAGATAATAACAAAGGACATACAGCTGATAATGTAGTCATAAGTTGCTTAGAATGTAATGTTAAACGTGGGAATATGGACAGCGATCGATTTAAACGAGGAAAGGAAATAAAAATAGTTAGAAAGCAGTTTTAATTTTAGTAGAGTAGATTATATGAATGGATATATATATTTCAAATGGTCTCCGTCTGTAAAAGATCAATTTTACGAACAGTCAAAATTAAAAGACAAGCATGTAGCCATAGGAGACAATGTAATGGAAACGATACTTCAAGAAGGACATGATTTTATTAGAAACGAAGCGAAGAGAGAAAGTCAGTTCGAAAAGATGAACGACCGCGAGATGATGGTACAAACAAACCTGAATCCATTTATGACAACCAATTATTTAGAAGATTTACAGATCCAGGAGCAATTTTTAACACCACAAAATTCGAATATGGAGAATAAATAAAGTTATGTAGAAAGTATTTAAAACTAACCACATCACTAATACAAATGACACATACATATACTACACAAAATGACTTATTATTGAATAATTTATTAGAGTTTTATAAAGTAAATGACAATATGGATAAAATGTTGAGGATAATCAACGGAGAATCTAAAATATCCCTACGAATCATAGACTGGTTTGCTACTAATTATGCTAAAAAGAATTACACAGTCTATCAGCTAGAAGGAACACAAAACAGATTCAAGGTATATAACGACTATAAACTAAAGTTGAATGCTTATTCTAAGAAAAGATTTGATCCGTTTTGTCGGTGGGATAGGATAACCGTGCCATATAACGAGAATTCGCATATTCAAACTACAATAGGACAATTGAATTTTTTCAAGTGGGCTCTAGAAAATAGCGTTATTGAATATATAGAACAAAATTATAGTACGATTGAAAAAGATATGAACAATCGAAATAGTACCGCCAAACATAAGGCACTTGAAGCGAAGAATAAAACCAGGAAAAAGAGAGAGGAGTTGTCTGTATCTGCCACAAAGAGCATTAAAAAAGAAACTGTAGAGATCCTCGTTAAATTTGATTAATAGAGTTAGAATTTAAATATTTAATAATGAATAACATTAGATATTTAAAAATGGGCAATCAGCAATCAATACAAAAAGTAGGATTTGAAGATATGCAATATATAGTGGAACATCATACAAAATATGTTATCATAAATACTCTTGATAAACACATGCAACATTGTTTAATCACACACACTATAAGCATTGATGCCGAGGAGTCTGTTATTAATACTTTATTGTCTAGAGATAAGTTCACCAATATTGTTATATACGGAAAAAATGCAAATGATGTCTCTATATACGATAAGTACGAACAATTGGCAAAATTGGGGTTCACACATATATATGTATATCCAGGTGGGATGTTTGAATGGTTATGTCTACAAGACATATATGGTTCGGACTTGTTTTCAACCAATAAAAAAGAACTTGATATATTGAAGTATAAACCGAATCAAATAGTGAACAAATTATATATCATGAATGACATAGATTGAGTGGTTCGGGTAAGATATTACACACTATCTAATGCATTGTTTGCAAGTTTGTCAGCTTCTTTGTTGAATTCTCTTTTAATATGTTGGTAATTGATATTATAAAAGTTGGATTCTAATGTTTTTACAGCGGCGTGTAACGGCTTCAGATTCTCGGCACGGACCTGATATGTACCAGTTACATGGTTAATAATCAATGCAGAATCACCTCTTACATTCAAATTTTTAATGCGCAGTTTATTTGCCAAAGTAAGACCATTAATCAATGCCAAGTATTCTGCATCATTATTGGTTCTTGGTTCACTACATTCCTCTACAATGCTGGTCGATGATATAATATTGCCATTGCTGTCTTTAATTAATGCACCTAGACCCAATCTGGACGATGGATTCCCCCTGCACGCGCCATCAAAATACAGAGTTGGAGAATCGATCATTGTACATGTAGATTCATCTGTGTAAATAATGTTTCTCGTTTTTCCAATGACTGTATTAGGTAGATCCTTAGTTCCATCGCTGTATAAAGTATTGAAAATCCAACTATTGATAGTTTCTACCCACGATATTCGAATATCTTTGTGCTCGTCACACGCGGTATCTACATTTGCATCAATACAAATCTTTTCGCATCCAAAATCAGCATTCAACCATTTTTCATGATATTCGTGGCATTTTGTCAAGTACGCAAGAGGAATGTTTTCACCTTCACGCCCGCGAATTTTAACACGCGTATCGCATACTTGTGGATCGGCTCGAACATAAATGACCCCAGATAACTTAATATCATCTAGAAATTCGTCAAACCATTTTAGATAAATTTGAAATTCATCATGGTCAATTAATCCGTCATCGTATAGCATTTGTGCAAATACATTCTTATCAGTTTGAACACATCGCTCACTAATAATAATTTTATATTTATTGGCTTTCACTTGCTGTCTAAGCAAATGCAAACGTGAAATATACGCCATCATTTGAAATCGAAACGCGTATTTGTTCGTGTCTTTATATAGGTTTGTAAGAATAGGAACATTATCTTTATCTACAATATTTTTCCATTCATCGACGGGTTCGGGAACAAAGCAAATGTCGTGATTATCTTTGTAATATTCTTTCAAGTCTTCATATAAGGTTGATTTCCCCGAACCGATATTGCCATCTATACTTAAAATAATTGGACTATTCATACTCATTATTAATTGTGTTTATTATAATTATCTTGAATATTTTATATTCAATTTTAAATAAAAATTGAATATAAATACACGGATATATAATATTCATACATTACCAATCAAGTAAAATGGATTTAAATCAAACGAAACTCACTAAAACTGAATGGGAGTCTACTGAAAGCCCAGTAGGTGAGGATGAAAAGGAAATACTGAACCTTATTGTAAATGGATATCGTGATGTGAATGTTATTTATAATAAAAACACATCAATTATCAATTTTCTAAAGGTAGAGCCAAATGAAAATGTCAAAAACCACTTGTATAAAGAATATTTTGATCCAATTATAAAACGACTAGTAAAAAAATACGAATTTGTATTTGATATATCAACACCTATTAAGTTTCAACGCGTTAATTCAGTGGAAAAATTAAAACTTGAACATTTGGCAAAAACTATCCAAGATAGAGGGCATCGGATATTTGAATTCTATATGCTTCATATAGCAGAACAAGTAATGAGATACTTCTACAAGGATAATGTAGAGAAAACGAATAAACATTATTATACGCTACTTCATTTGAATAATTTAAAAATTACCAATGTCTGTGACCGTGTTAGAAAATTTGTTGATAGTGTTCTAGCGGATTATTATGTTGAATTAAAAATAGAAGATATGTTCAAGCAAAGTAGTGATCTGATTGAGAAAAACGACGAGTTGGGCAAATACAAAGATTACCATTTATATGAACATCAGAAGGAGTTGTTTACAATTTGTAAAAATCTGAATCCCAAGATGGTATTATATATCGCACCCACTGGAACAGGAAAGACACTAAGCCCACTTGGATTATCAGAAAAGCACAAGGTGATATTTGTATGTGCTGCACGACACGTTGGATTAGCATTGGCTAGGTCTGCTGTATCCGTCGGTAAAAAAGTGGCTTTTGCATTTGGCTGTCACGATGTATCCGATATTAGACTTCATTATTTCGCAGTAAAAGATTATGTGAAAAGTGAATATACAGGTAAAGATATTAAATATAGAGACGGTAAAAAAAAAGTCGATAATACAAATGGGTCCAATGTAGAAATTATGATATGTGACATCAAGTCATACTTGTGTGCAATGCACTATATGAACGCATTTCACGAGCCGGAAAATACGATAATGTATTGGGACGAGCCGACTATTACTATGGATTATGACGATCATGAATTTCATAGTTATATTTCAGAGATTTGGCAGAAAAATACGATCCCTAATATTATTCTGTCGTCTGCTACATTGCCACACGAGTCAGATTTACAAGAAACGATTGCAGACTACAAGTCCAGATTTGAAAACAGTCGTGTATACAATATCGTAAGTCACGATTGTAACAAGTCAATTCCATTAATAAATAGTAACAATCAGGTGGAAATGCCGCATTTAAAATATAGCAGTTACGAAGATCTTCAGTTATGTGTATCTCATTGTCAGCAATACAAAACATTGTTGCGATATTTTGATCTAAATGAAATTGTCGCATTTATCCACTATGTAGACAAAAATAGACTCATTGAAGATGAACGGTTCACAATCAAAGAACAATATACAGAACTGATTCAAATGACTATGAACAATATTAAGTTACATTATTTGGAAATTTTGCAGCGCATCAATCCTGATATGTGGTCTACTATTTACGAGCATTTTAATTCCGAGCGGATAACTAAATACAAGTCCAATATCTATGTAGCAACCCAAGATGCACACACATTGACTGATGGTCCCACCATATTCTTAGCAAACGATGTTGAAAAGATTTCCAAGTTTGTTCTACAGACTGCTAAAATCCCAGAAAAGGTAATGAAGGATATGTCAGATGCAATTGAATACAATGACAAGCTGTCACAAATGCTCATCGAAAAAGAGAAAAAGTTGGAGGATAGTTTGGGTGATGAAATTGAAAAGGAACATAAGATGGCGAAAAATGTTATGAAACCTGAAGATAAACAGCTGAAAAAAGAAATTGACGAGTTGTCCAAGATGATTAAGACGATTTCATTGAACGAGTTATTTGTACCCAATACATTGACTCATTTAAGAAAGTGGGCGCAAAAAGAGACGATACATAGGGAATTTGCGTGTAATATTCAGTCTTCCGATGTTGAGAAAATTATGTTGATGAAGGTCAATAGTACATGGAAACTGTTGCTGTTAATGGGCATAGGAGTGTTTACAAACAACCACGATCCAGATTATACAGAGGTAATGAAGCAATTGGCGGTGAATCAAAAGCTGTATTTAATTATTGCATCATCGGATTACATTTATGGTACAAATTACCAATTCTGTCATGGATACATTAGTAAAGATTTGAATATTATGACACAAGAGAAGACCATTCAAGCTTTGGGACGAATTGGTAGAAATCAATTGAACAAAGAATATAGCATTCGATTTAGAGACGACGATCTTATTAGTAAAATATTCACAACCAGTTCTTATAGACCAGAAGTGGAAAATATGAATAAACTATTTAATACACCTATTTAGATATATGTCTGTTACATCTTCAAAGGTGTATATCAATAATATAGATAGATAAATATATAAAAAAACCATTATATGTATATGTATATGGAGACTAGTAATATAGAATACTATATGGAAACGGTTCAAATCGCAGTTGTGAACATATTTCATTTTTTTTATGCATATAGTGAATATTGCATAGACAATCATATGACGTAATTCAAATATGTTTATCAAAATAGGTATCGAGAGAAAATTGATATTTTTAATGTTATTTAAATGCAAATAACATTAAAACTGAAATTACATATAAAGTCATATGCACGAATTTGAAGATTATCCCGATTTAACTGGAGGCTTGCGAGATGCTCGATATACACCACCCACTAATTTCATCACAGACAGAATGGAACGACAACCACTAACTGAATTATATTACAAAAAGGTATACAAAGATATTTATGATGATGAAATTATTAATTACGACCAAAATACATACATGCACGTATCATCTATTATTGTAAAAGCAATCGAAGATGGTAAATATAATACTATGATTGTAAAAATACAATCACTATTAAACTTTAAGGAAATTTATCATAACCAGCTTTATAAAACATTGGAATCTAAGGTATTGAATATGACAAAGGATACATCACACTATCTAGATGATAATGGAGAGAAACATTTATTATTTCTACCTGAACTAGAGCGGCAGTCTAATTGGACGTTGGATTTGATTGCTCACCCAATAAGTAGACAATATAACAGTATCAGAAATAGCATTAGATGTCAATTTTATTGTAGAGAAATACTGATGGATAAATTATGTGGTGAATTACTCCACACAAATGGTAATATGATTAAAATGGAATTAGCAATGTCATACAAAACAAAGTATGAGAATCTCAATTCACAAAAAGCGTTATATACCATATTCTCATTGATGAGGCTACGACAAGTTGAATTAGTTAACGAAATGAGTGAAATTTCAAATGAAATGTCTAATATGAAGTTTTGCGCGGGAACAAATTACAGTGATGATCGTGAAGTGAGAACCTGGATGCCAGTTGTGCGAAAAATAGCATATAATAGTTAAACAAAAACAAAAACAAAATATACATTAGTAGTGAAGTATTTA